GGAACGAATCGCCGCATCGGCCATCATCAGCCAGCCATGGCGGACTCTCCACGGAAACTCTTGCCACTTACTGAACAACTGGTGGATCGTGCTGTGTGCAACATCTAGGTTGCCGAGTTTGACAACGTGAAGATAAGTCACTTCGGGGCAGTTCTCTTTTACGATTCCCACCCAAACCCTGCGAAGGTGGACCCCTTCATTAGTTTTTCCATACTCCGACAGGTTGCCTCCCACAACCTTGGTCGCCGCCCTCGCCCACTGTCTAGGTGTCGCCCTCTCCGGTATCAGCCTCTCTTTGTCTGACATGTCCTATGGTCCTGAATTGTTCCGTTTTTATATGAACAACAGGCTCAACGTCACGCCTGTCACGAGTTTTCGATGTCCTTCCCCCGTACTCAACCCGGTAGTCAAGGTCGGCCCTTTGAAGGTCAACCGCCTTTATCTCACCGGACGAATCTTGGACAACGAAAAACGATCTGACTCTTACGTCTCTAGTCGCAACCAACTTCGAGAACTTGGACACCGACAGCATGACAGTGGGGTAATCACCCCACCGAAAACTTCGACACTTGAACTCGACGTACGCCACCACCCGAGCCGTGGCGTCAATTACAACGAAGTCAGCGAAGTGGTTGTCCGGGAGTTTCCGGGCCACCCCATGAAGAGCGGACTCAATCATGGGTATGGCCCGGAGTTCGTTGTCCCGGTCAGACTGCGTCTCGTACTGCGGCCTCGCCATCGCAGCCCCCTTCGGAACCAAGGCTTGTCGTCATCAGAGACAGGGCCTTGTCCAGTTCAGACTCTGGGAGCCTGTAGGTTGGACGCTCTTTTCCCGGGGAAATGTTGAAGACCTTGAGGCCGCCGGTCTTCACGAGTCCCTCGACCGTGTGCCTTGACAGGCACAAGCGGTCGGCGAACTCGGTGATTGAAAGCCAGTTCGACTTCGATGTCATGGCTAACTCCTTTTCAGAACGGGATGTCGTCAACAGTGTTCTGCGGTGCCGCAGGAGCCTGTTCACGGGGGGGCTGGGGATCCGAGATCGCGAGTGAGAGGAAGTTGCCACCGGACTTGGTTTGCTTGATCCAGCCCGCGATCCGCTTCATCTTACCGTCGATCATCGCCTTCCCCGTGTAATCGGGGGAACGCTCGCTCTTCTTCTCAGCCTCACGAAAAAGGCTACCGCTGTTGTCCTTCTGCTCGTATGCCATCAGTCATTACCTCCGAAGATGTCTTCAGTCTCGCCGGGCTTCGCTTCCCGGTACTTCACGTTGTGAGCATCAAGCACTTGCTTGATGTACTCGTTCGGGAGTTCGTCAGCAGACTTGAACTCCTTGCTGTACTTCTTGGCCGCGTGGCCCAGAAGTGCCAACTCGTACTCAGCCGCGTTGTCCTTCATTCCGAACACCATAGCAAGGGCACCGACCAACCCCTTGTCTGTACCCGCGGGGTCAATCACAGGCTTCGGCTTCGGGGCTGGCCGGGGGCTCGCCTTCGGTGTCGGCATCGAATCGACTTCGGGCTGATCGTTCTCGCACCGCGGGATCATCAGCATGTCACGGAGGGTGTAGTTCAAACCCGTCGTGAGTGCAGCGAGAACCGCCTTGTCAAGTTGCTTCTGGTTCGGGGGAACGATCATCTCGTTCATCATCTCGATCGTGTGCCCCGACTCAGCATGAGTCAGGACGTACTTCGAAACCACTGTCATCCCGAAGTCGGTCCCCTTCAGATCCCAGCATGTCCGGGAAAACGAAAGCCCCGACTTATGAAGGGCCTTGCGGCACGCGATGATCATCGCTTCCGCGGAAACGTAGTCGTAGTTCGCGAAGGAGTTCTTCGCATCCTTGCCCACGTTACTCACCGCTTTCTGGGCGGCGAGCAGGGCACTCTGAAGTTCTTTCATTGGTCTACTCCGTTCGAGGTGAGAAACCAATCTGGCATATCAACGTCCTGAATGTCCCAATACGAGGGCCACTTGCCAGATTGTGTGCATTGAAGATACGTTTCGAGCCACCGATCGACGACCATATCAGCCTTCGCAAGGGTCTCTTCCGAGAACCTGTACAGGCCAACAGCGTACGGCGGCGTCTTACCAACCGCGATGATGATCGCGGTTCGGGGGCTGTACTTGCCCTCGGACGCGACCGCCTCGCGGTAGTACGCCATCTGCGTGGCGTAGGAATACTTGAAGATCGATCGGCGGAATGAATCGGGGGAAGCGTCGATCGTGGTTTTCAGATCAACAAGAATCGTTTCATCCTTGGAGATGCAGAGCCCATCAACCTTGGCCTTGCGGTCGATCCCCCGGCCGTCCTCCCAGAAATACTCTGCTTCCGCGGTGCCATGGGCAGCAACACACTCAATCATCGCGGCGGCGTCTGGGTGCGAAGCGACGGCAGCGGCCATCGCGGTCGCGGTCTTCCACTCCGAAGGCGGAAGAGGAATACTCGCGGGGTGGTCGTTCAACCACTCAGTGTGATCTGCCTTGCCCTGCTTGGTCCGGCGATCGAACTTCGGCATCTCAACGAAACGGCCCTCGACCGTGTGCGGTTCGAGGACCATCGCGTGAACGAGGCTGCCGAGATTCATCGCGTCGGTCGAGGGAGTCTCGTGGTCAAGGGACCACCGGAAGTGCCCGGGCGACTTCCGGATCTCCTTCAGACGCGAGTGGCTGAGAGCCGAGTTCGCGTAGTAGTCCATTTCAGGGTTGCGATCGTGGGTGGTCATTGGTAATCATCATACCGTGACCCAGCCAGTCGTCAACCGTTGTTGTTGATCTTTTCTTTAATCTCTTGAAGATCGCGACGGATACCGCGAACCATCGTGAAGTAGACCAACACCCAGACAATCAGGGGGGTCACGTTGTTCTCGATCATCGGAAGGAAGGTACTCGGTTCCATCAGTCGGCTCCCGGTTCGTAAGTATCGGACCACTGACCGAACAGGATCCCCAGATCCTTGCCGTCAACGATACCGTCGTAGTTCAAGTCTGATCGGGTCTGATCACTACCAAAGTCAGCCAGCAGAAGACCCTGATCCTGAGCGTTGACCACGCCATCAGCGTTGATGTCAGCGATCTGGTCAGCACGGCGAATCGTGCAAACCCAGTTAATGGCCTCGGTGACAGTGTCGTTCCCCGGAACCGTGAATGTGTAATCGGAAATGATTCGACTCTTCTCCGCGTCCCAGCAGAGATCGGAACCCTGCTCGAAGATCGGCACGAAGCCTTCATCCACTCGCGTCGACATCCGGTACTTCACGTTCTTCTCGGATCCGCTCATGTTCTGCACCTGAGCAGTTCCTTCGACAGTGAGCCAACCGACCTCCGTAACAGCAGGGCGAACGTACGTCACCATCAACGCTCGCGTGTCGGTGCTTGCCTGCGAGTTCACTTCGATCGCGTCCGTCTCGTTGCCTTCCGAATCGACAAACGGGAGACGAGTCGTGGTCATCGGCAGCATCCGAGGGCTGCACGGCTCGGCGTCCTGTGCAGCCACAACGGTTGAGAGAAGGAGTGCAATCATGGCGCGTCCGGATCCGGCGTCGGGTCGTACGCAATCGCCTTCAGCGCCTCGGCGGCCTGAATCATTTGGTTCGCCTGCGTGATGAGCAGATCGATGTGCGCTTCGTCGAGTGCGGTACGCGGGGCAGACTCTTTGTAGAGGTGCGCGAGATCGTTAAGACTCGCGCTGGTCCCGCTGAGGTTCTTGGTGATCGATGCGAATTGGTGGATTGTGTTCATGGCGTCGTTGTTCCGTCCCACGTCGTCCAATTCTGAACGTCGCCGGAAGTGTAATTGTTAAAGAAAAAAACGATGTGATCCCCGTATCCGCTGATATTCCATGTAGGGGATCCACCCGCGTAAGTCGTTTGCGTCATCCCGTTAGTCCCTTCGATTGGGATGAAAGTTTGACGGCCCGATTGCAAACCACCAGCCGTTGCCTCGCGTCCCGCAATAATCCATCCAGCGGTATTTGCTTGCCCATATTGCGAAGTAAGACCTGCCGTTTCCCAACCGATTGCAAGGTAGTTATATGAATTTGAGTATTGATTGTGACCGCCTTGCGGGCCTCTTTTCCATTCGTTAGCGACGCCAGAAATCGATACGCCGCCCGCAGTAGTTCCTTCGGCTTTACCGGCATATCTAGTTTGCGTCCAATTTGTAGAGGAATCGCCACCCGTAGGTCCGCTGATAGGGCCGGTCGATGCGGTTCCGTCTGGAACAATCCAATATCCGATACCGCTGTTCGCGCTCATGTAATCCGACCAGTCGGAACCACCAGAAGCCGCAGTAGGAAAAAACAACCATCGCGGGCTCATTGGGTGAACTCCACGCTAAACACTACGTCGGTCGCAGATTGATTCGTAGAGATCACCAACGTGATCGGGTCGCCGTCTGAAACGCTTGCGTTACTGATGACCGCAGTCGTGCTGTTGGTCGTCACAGAAACGACCCCTACCGTCGCAGTGTCGTTCTTCAGCGTCGCCGTGCAGGTTCCTGCGCCGCTTCGAGCGTAGAACGAGGTAATCGTTCGGCCTACAACGACGCGCGGGTCGATCGTGTAGGTCTTGTTGTCAATGGCCGTTTCGATCTGCCCGGTATACGAGCCGGTGTTCGTGACGCCAAGCGTCGCCCTCGCCGCCGCCGCGTTCGCCGCCGTGATGACGCCAACCATCGGGGCAGTTGCTGATCCCGTGCCACCTCTCGCCACGGCGAGCGTACCGCTGGTCAACTTGTCCGTCGATAGTGACGGGATCCGATCGACGCCGAGCGTGCCGCTGGTAACGAGTGTTGCGGAGTGAGAGACTGGCGTACGCGCGTCGGTCAGTCGGGAGTCGTTGCCCTTGACAACTTCGCCCGACAACGCATTGCCAGATGACGGAACGTCGAGAGTCGCGGAACTGCCGAGACCTGAGATACTCCCGGTTGTCAACGTCGGGATTCTCGCCGCGTCCAATACACCAGAGTTGATCTTCGAGGCGGCAAGATCAGGAACTCGGGCTACATCCAAAATGCCCGAGATAATGTTCCCCGCAGAGTGGCTGTGGTTGGTCGCGGGGACACCAAGGTTCGACCTCGCCGATGCCGCATCAACTTCGCTGAGGTTGTTGGCGGGGAGAAGGGGCAGTGATCCCGGGGTAGCGGCAATGATATGCCCTGTCGCGTTCGTGGTAATCGAAGCGGGGTGAGCGTATGAGGAAGCCGTGCCGAAAGCATCGTGGTTGATGGTCGGGGAGACGTTGGCATTGCCGGTAACCGTCAGAGCGGTCCCGCCCGAGACGCTGGTCACCGTACCGCTGCCGCTCCCAGACGAGTTGATGGTGACATCGCCAGTCCCGCCAGTAGGACTGATCGAGACGTTCGTTCCAGCAATGATTTTTGAAACCCCAGAACTTCCAGAACCCGCAGGCCCCTGTGGTCCGGGAGAAATAACCTCGATGACACGGCGTTCGATCTCTTTGATCACTGCAAGGTTCTGGCTCATGTCGTGACATCCGGGGTTACGGGATCTGAGATCGTGTATGTTCCGCCAAGCAAATACTCAGAGGTGTCAGGGGTGGGCGTGGAGTTCTCAAGAAGCAAGTCCCAGACACCGGAACCAAGATCAAGAGAGGCAGTGTATGTATCCGCCAGTGTCACCTTGATGTTCGGAGAACCCTTTGACAAGACGATGGTGCCAACCACCGGGCTGTGAACCTCCGTACTCGCCCTCCACTTCAGGGCTGAAGACGCACGACCATCGATCTGGGCCGTGTACCCACTGCTGAGGTCCACCGCGCAGCCAGTGCTGTCTTTGTATGTGATGGACAAAACATACGTCTCGCCCTGATGAAACTCGATCGTGTACTGCGGCAGAGCCATACCGACCCCCTATGAAAACGGGTGCCCGGTCCCCCCGAAGGGGGACCGAGAACCCGGAGTGGCCAAACAGGATCAGGCCCGCGGAAGTTCGCCGTAGGCGTAATCGATCGACGCAAGGCCAGTTCCGGCCGCCTGTGTCGCGAATAGCCCCATCCGCTGGGCATCGAAGGTGCCGGTGAGCGAACTCGGAACACTATCGACGATCTTCGCGATCAGAACGCCGTCAACGTAGTACTTGGCGACGTACTGGTCGCCGTTCCGCTTCAGCGTGCCGCCGAACATGAAGTACTGCGCCGGATCCCAGTTTTCGAGACCAGCCACCTCTGAAAGGGTGACGGCCTTTTCGCTTCGGTCGCCGTCGTTGTCATCGAGATAGCAAGTGACGACATCCAACTTGGGTTCTGATCCGCAGTTCAGAGCGATCGCGAACGTGTGGCTCGCCGACGCCGCCGTTCCAGCAGCATCCGCGTATCCACAGTCGAACTCGGTGTCCGAATTGTGAGCGGTCAACTTCGCCCGGAAAAGGAACGAAATCTCGACCTTGTCCGCGAACTCAGGAGTGATCATCGATCCGAGGAGCGTCGATGCGGTGCTGCCATCAGAGTTCGTCATCACTCCACCTGCAATGACAAATTGAGAAGAAGTGAAGGTGGACTGAGCAACACCGTTGAAGTCCTCGAAGATGACCACCTTGTCGGTGTCGGCGAGGGTCGGAGGCCCCTGTGCGCCTCGGTTGAGAGTAACAATGGTAGACATGATGTCATACCTCCTTGTTTGAAGTCAGATGAATCAGGAACCGCCGCCGATGAGCAGAGCGTTGCGACGACGATCGACGCACTGAAGGTTCATCGTGAGATCGATGTGAGTCGTAAACACGGTGTGCTGGTTCGGAGCGGTGTCCGGACCGGTTTCCTTCATGTACTCGCCCGAGAGAAGGACGCTGCGGAACGAGCCCCACTGGATCATGTAGATCGGGGTGTCGAGCGAACTGCTGTCCAACTTGGGAACGTACATGATCGGAACGCCACGGAAAGAAGTCGTGCCGTTCGCGTCCGTAGCCACATCCCGGGAAACGATCTTGTCGTTCAGCCGGTCCTGCATGACTTCGAGCGCGGCGAGCGTGCTGTATCCGCAGTAGATGCCCCACTTCTCAGGAGTCGGGTTGTACGACGGGTACGAAGCGTTCGGGATCGGCTTGAAGTTGCACTTGACGTACGCTTCCTTCATAGCCTTCAGAATGTCAGGCTGGGCGGCGACAGCAGTGTTGCTACTGTCAAGGGCACCGGCCGGGTCGGCGATGTCGGCGTTCGGGAAGAACCCGAGCCAGTTCTGCCATCGCGGAACGTCGGTCGGGTTGATTCCCGCGACCGTGGTGAACCCGGACGGGACACCACCGCCGAACGAACCAGTACCACCGGTGCCAGCGGCAGCACCAGCGTTGTTCGAGATCCAGTAGTCAACGCCGTTCATGTCCTGAGAGGCATCGTTGGCGGGCTTGCCCCAGAACTGCGTTTCGAGATGCTCGGTCAGCGAGATCATCGCGTCGTTGCGACGAACCTTGACGAGGTCAACGATGCGACGGGGATCGCGGTTGAACGCGATTTCGCGACGCTCGATGGCGTAGTTGACAGTGGTGTGCTTCCAGCCGATCTCAGCGGTGGACATCACGTCACCGATGTTGAGATCATCGACGGCGAACAGGCCGGTCTGCTTGGCAGCACCGCTGTTGTCCGTCATCAGGTTCCACTGGATCGAGGGGCCAGCCTCGTACGAAACCGACGACTCCTGAAACAACTTGCTCAGGGCGACGTGGTACTGAAGGTCGGTGGAAAGATCGGTGTACTTGAGTTCACCGAGTTCCTTCTGGGTCGTGGTGATCAGGTCACCGAGATCAGAAGCATTGATAGACATGGCTGTCTACCTCCCTTGCTATCGACTGATTCCGCGGTCTGCCATCATCCTTGCAACTGCACGGGCGGCCCGATCTTCGGGACGTTCGTTGATTGCGGACTTGCCAGTCGTTTGGGCACGGCTGACGAATTGATTCTGGCGACTCTGGACACGGTCGAGAATTTGTTGTTCACGGGCCTCGACCATCGAGGCTCCGAACTCCATTGACACCGCCTTCTCGAAGAGTGCGGTGTCATCTGGGACATCCTTGCCCTTTGCCTCGTAACCAACCCGGATCGTGTCAATCGCATCCGTGATTCGTGACTGGGCGTCATCGGCCTTCAGGACATCCCCGTACTTGCCACTCTCTGATTCCCAGACAGAGGCAAACTTGTCAGCGGTCTTCGCCGCCACGGTGGCCTTCTCGGTCTTGACACGCTCCTGCTGGAGTTGCGTCTCAAGCCCTGCCACCTTCTCAACCAGTGCCTTGACGCTGGTGGCGAGTTCTTCGTCGATGTATTCCGACAAAGCCTCTTTCATCTCAACCGGATTGGCGGGCGGGAGTTCATCGCCCTCGTCGGTTGAGGAATCTGGTGCCACCGGAGTTTCTGGCTCTGGCTTGGTTTCTTCAGGAGGAGCCTCGGACTCGGTCGGAGTCTCGTCCATCAGCGGGGCCTCGTAAGGATCCCGATGATTGAACGTAGGACGAGGCGTTTCATTTCGTTCTGTTTCTGAGTCAGTCATATCCATTCCCGTCTGCTCGGCCAGTAGCCTTGAGGATCTTGCGACGCTGGGCATTGTTTTCTAGTTTCATCCTGCCGTCGGAAGTGAACTCGACATGCCCGCACCCCTTGGCCCTCAGGTCTTCCTGAGTCTGTTTGACCATATCCGGGTGGGTTCCCAGCCCGTCACTATACATAGGCCAGCCCTTGGCCGTTGACACACGGGTCTTCCCCTCGGCACCATAGTCCCGGGTCCACGATTCTCCGTCGATCACGATGTCATCAGTGTCACCCTGACGTTCCATCATTTTACTGATGGTCATGACCATACTTGTGGTTTCGCCGGTCTTCTTGTTCTTGTAGTGGTACTGGGGCATCAGCCAAGTGGTCCTTGCTGGGGCTGGTCAAGTGCCTCTGCACCCGGGCTCGGGTTGGCACCCATCAGCATCTGGCTCATAGCGTTGTCCCGGAACGCCCGGGTTCCGCCAGTCGGCACGTTTCGCCTGACATACTCACGCTTTGTCACGGGAGACTTACCGCCCTGAGGCTCGGTGTTGACCATACCCAGAAGGTTCTGAGGGTCAAGAGGAGAACCCATTGGCGTAATCAAGTCCGCCACCTCCTCAACCCCGGTCAGGCTTGCCATGTGAGCGATGTAGGCAGGCACATCGATCTGGATCCCCTGCTGCATCAGGTTCGGAGCCATGGGCATCAGCATGTTGTTCATCAGGTTCGACATCGTCTGAACCCGGTCAGCCGAAGTGGTTTCCTGAAGACTGCTCGGCTGGATCGAAAACTCAAGATCAAAGAACTCCGACTCCTTGCGATCCTTCGGCTTGAGCGGGATCTGAACTTCGATACCCGTGCCGCCGAGATCCTCTGTCAACTCGTAGGTTCGAGCCGGGTCATACCAAGCCCAAAGACCAATAGCCTTGACAACATCCCCAGTGAACTTGGTCACGCGGGCCTGCATGTCCTGAACCTTCTGGCTCGAAGACTGCTTGATCAGTTCTTCCTGACCCAGCGTGTCCGCAACGGAACTCAGGCCACCGATGGTGTCGAGGTTGCCGCCGACGTAGTTGAACATGTCTCGAAGTTGCAGGAGGAAGGCAAGACTGCCCTGCTCGGCACCACCGAACTTCAGTTCCCGGGTCGCCTCTGGCCTGTCGCTCCGGATCATGTCCCCGTCGCTGGCGGCGATGATCCGTTCGCCATCATCCTCGGCTCCTGCTGCAACGATCCCCACGGTCTTGGCCCGGTCGTTCTGCCTGACCAACTTCCGCATCGTTCGGTTGGCTGCGTCGCTGAGATCGACAAGCGAAGCGGCCGGGCCGAAGGGCATGATCTGCCCGGGCACGTCTTCGAGCGAAAGGATGTGGTACGGGCCGTACTCCGGACCATCCCACTCGACCTCCCGGATGGTTCTTTCAAACATCGGGACGCCTTGGTCGTCGCAGCAGAAGGTGAGAACCCGACCCTCGAAGGGAAGGTAGATTTCCCACATCTCAAGAACGGGAGTGGCCCGGGTGTCCTCGAACGGCGAGTCGGTCGATCGTGACACGGACTCAACCTTGGTGTCGCCGTACTCGTTGTACATCGAACTTCTGGACTCAGAGACCATCTTCCCGTCTCGGCCGAAGTCGTACAGGCCAGAGTCCAGTGCCATTTCCTTCGGAACCGTGAATCGGTTACCGATGAACTGCATGGTCTCCCAAGACTTCGCACGCATGTCAATGACAAGGTCGTCGAGGTCAATGCAGTCGGCGAAGGGAAGCCCGGCGTCGTGAAGAATCCCGTTCAACTCCGAAGCCTTGCCGGATGTCAGACCAACCTTCATGACACCAACAGAGAACAGTGCGTCAAGGACGACCTTTGACAGTGACTCCTCGAACCGCATCTCTTTCAAGATGTAGTTCAGCATCATCTCGGCCTTCTTGGCCGTGCCACGACGTTCCTTGCGTACGGCCCGAACCTTGGCGGTCGGTCGCCGTGCAGCCAAGTTGCGTCGATAGATACCGATCGCCATCTGGAGAAGGTTGACCGGGTGGGCCTTTTCCCCCTGACCATCGCCGTAGTTTCCGCCAACATACGACTTGATTGCCTGAAACCGGCGTTGCCGGAACGGGGTCATCTTGTCACGGGAGAACTCGAATGCGGTTCTCAGACGGTGGAAGTCTTCGTTCATTTCCATCGAACATTCCTCTCTGCAAGCCGACGCCTTGAATCTTCCCTCCTACGCCAAGCAATCGAACCGGGGAGGATTTGGGTCTTTGGAATCATAATCGCTCTGTTGCCACCCAACGCGAGGCAAGCCAGAGCGTCAGCGATCACACGATCGCCATGGTTGGAACGGGCACCGCTCTTGTCCTGAGCATTGATGGACAAGGAGTGTTCAATCCCACCGGAAGAGTCGTACACGAACTCGCGGCATTCATCGATGGCTTCGCGAGAATGATTGATGAACTCCTCGTTGAACAGCATCTTGCGATACCGACCAAGAAGGGCCTGCTTACTGTCACGGGTGGGAATCCAACCCATCAGTCGAGTCGGGGATCTGTCAACGGTATTCTCTGTTCGTCGATACCAGATTTCACGGTGGCCGTACTCAAGCACTGCATCGCCGAAGATCCGGCCCGGACCATGGGCTTCCCACACCAACTGGGCAGCCTGCCCATTGTCACCCTTGAACCAGTTCGCGAGACCGACGGCATACTTCGCCAACTTGTCTGGCCGAAGATCGGGCGATGCGAACTCTGCGACCTTCTCGTAAGTCTTTGATTCTACGACCGAGAGACAGGAATTCGAAGCACCCGTGCCCGCCGCGATGTCGATGCCAATGTAGTACCGGCGATCCCGAGGAGTCCCCCCGGAAGTGTCCGGGGTGAACCAGAGCATCAGTTTCCCGTTCATGTCTTTGTTGAACGCGGGGGACTTGAGGTCATCGTGATCCAATTCCCCCTTCATCGTGGGAGGCCGAACGTGCTTCCGGGCGACCTGATCCAGTTTCTCGTGATCAAAGAACGCACCAGCCGAACCGGCGAAGTCGATATCGAGTTCTTGGGCCGCTTCGATCGGAGAAGAACACCGAGTGACCTCCTTGTCATACCAAGGGGATCTGGTTCGACCCTTGTGATCGATGTACTTGTCCTTGCCCTTGATCGGGTGTTCAGCCCAGTGCAGTCTCACTTGCCGAACGGCGGGGTTCTTCGCGACCGTGGCGAACGCATTCGAGGCCCCCGCTGGCGTCGAAAGAAATATTCTCGACGGCGTAACGTCCCGCGTGGACGAGAGGGCTCGGTAATCATCACCCGCGGCGAAAGCCGCGAACTCATCAAGAAGAACACATGACCGCCTATCACCGCGAGCAACATCACCAGTCGTGGACTCGCCATCAATGATGCTTCCGTTGTCAAAGTTCTTCAGGCTCAGTTTCTTCCGATCGAATCGGGGCAGCATCCAGACCGGAAGATGCCCGAGGATCGCGTCTAACTTCCAGAAGAGCGATTTCGGATTCCCTCTGCCATCGACGTAAGACTCGTTTCGAGATACGAGCAGAATCGCCTGATCTGGCCGAAACAACCAGCGGTGAAGTAGAGCAGCAAGGCATAGCCATGATGCACCCACGTCACGGCTCTTCGCGATACAGATGTCTTCTCCGTCATTTACCGCCTCCTCGATTTTCTGGCATGCCATCTTCTGGAATTCATACAACGCAAACGGCGTTACAGGACACTTGAGTCGAGGATCGTACGTCATGGCAAACGTACTGACCCAGAACGAAACGTCGTTCCTACACAATTCTTTCAGACACGACTGAAACTTCGTGTCACCCTTAGCCTCAGCCAACAGTGCCCGACGATACTTTGCGTTAGCCGCCGGGTCAGTTGGCGGAATATGGCGGAGTTCAGGCAACCGCCCCCTCCGCGATCTCTATGACACGGCGGAGAACGTCGTCCAGATGATCAAACGCATCGGCCTCGTCGGCAGCGTCCTCAAGTTCCTTCTTGTTCGGAACACAGACCTGCTGGTAAATACGGAGAAGACTGTCCGGTGACTTCCGCCCGGCGCAGAGCAGAGTCCACGCTGTGCCGGAGGGAGAGTCACCTTTGTTCACCGAGTCGTCCCCGAGATACTCCACTGCCCAGAGAATGTCACGGGGATTCCCGACAGGGCCGATACCCCCGGAGGAAGGTAGTTCTTCCCCCGGGGGGTTCTCACCCAGAGGTACGGAGACCAATCCAACCTCGGAGTCCTTGTCAGGCTCTTTAGCCTGCACCGGCTTGTCACGATCCGCAATCCGCTTGGCGATCGTCTTGTTCCGCTTCTTACTCTGCTCAGACTTCAGAACCTCAAGACGCTTCCAGAAGTCAGCGTCGTCACGGATCCCGAAATCCTTGTCTACCAAGTCCGCCCTCTGCTGGATCGACATTCGTTCCTTCGGAGGAAGGGCGTGCTGTTCCTTGTCAACCTCGATGCACCGCTTCCTCCAAGCGTAGAACATCGTGGAGTCACGCTCCTTCAGAGCGTCAAACCATTCAATTCGGGCTTTCCTGAAGGCGGGGTACATGCGCAGAATCCCGGGCTAGTTCGCAAGCCGATCCTAAGCCCTAACGTCATAAGCGTCAAGTTATTGGCTGTCGTCGGTCTTTCTTGGGAGACGCACAACGCCGCCCCCCTTTAGGGGGTCGGCTTGAGTGCGTCGTCTCAAAGCCCTCTTCACCATCCGGTGAGAAAGGCTTTCCAAAGCCAACATCTGACTTGCCAGTTCTGACCCAGTTAGAGATCCCCTGTCCGCCATAGCGGTCAGGGGTCTCGACTTCTGGGTAACCCAGTTCTGACGAGCCTTCTCGACACGAGTCTTGAACTGAGGGGTGTACGACTTGTTACCCCAGTCTCGAATGATTACGTCCAAAAAACCCATCGCTCCTCCAAGGGGGGCGATTTTTTTAGACGCACCTCGGGCCTACAAGCCGTGATACGTCCTGCCGGGGGATTTCAGGCATCCCTTCTAATCGCCGCATGAACGTCCTTGTCTCCACTTTCCCCTGAGTATGACCTCTCCGGGGTGCTGTCCAAGGACGGATGTGCTGGTGTGATAACACACCAACGAACGAGACGCAAGGGTATTCCAAAAAGATTCCGGCTGAACCGAGGAGAGGTCAGTCTCGGAACAGCCGGAGGGGGGAGGGCAAGGATCAAGGGGGAGTATATCAGTCACCGAATCAGATTCAACCCTGAATTGAAGACATATAATTATTGGGCGGCAGGCGGGCGGGGTCGCGGCAAGAAAACCCCGCCCACCAGCCCCCCAATGCACGCCGCGGCTACCCCTCCTCGCGCGTTCCTTCTATACACAACACCCCCCCTGACCTAAGTCCTTGCAGGCACGGCACTTAGGTACATCTACCCCCCTTCCTGCCCCCTTCAGGGCCGATCTGGGGCCAGCAGGGCATCCAACCACCTGCGAGCCCCGGCCGGATCATGCCGCAGGGCCGAGACCAGCCCGGCCTCGATCGCCCGGGTCGCCTGCTCGGAGAGTCGCGTCCCGTGGGCGTCGTCGATGGCATGGACCACCTCGTGGAGCAGGACCGATGCGGCGAGCGGCTGGTCGAGCCCGGCCCGCATCCGGATCACCCTCGACTCCGGATCGTACTCGCCGAACGCCTCCAGCCCGGCGACCACGAGCACCGGCAGGTCGAG